TGTAACACTGTTAGAAGAAGACAGAAACTATAGACTAATAGCAGAAAGACGTCCCAGCGACAACGAAACATTCCCCGGCGGCACAGCAGTAAGTATTGACCTTGATAGTATTCCGTCCTCGGACTTCGTAATAAAAATACGTGGTTTTAATACATTAACAGTTGGACCATTTACTGATCCTTCGGGCCTAATTGAATTTAGACCCACTCAAACAACTGATGCTATTACCCCAGACACAAGTGTATTGGACGCATTTGGTAATGTGATGTTGGCACTCACAGTATTTGATCTACTCAAAGGAGTTGATGACTTATTTGCGGGTGTGAATGATGGCGTGGGCATATTTGATCTAATATTTGACAAGTTTGAAGATGTTACGGGCGTGGACTTACTTGGCGATGCGGAAGGTGGCACGCTGGTTGTTAGTTCGGACTTGGCCACACTTGATAATGGCACGCAAATAACAGCCAAAGCAAACTCTTATAACTTTGTGGGCAACGACTTAATTATAGCTGTTGATGGCAACGATAACGTAACCATTGACTTCTCAAACTTCAAACCCGCCGATGGTATTAACATTGATAATACACCCCAGATAGGTCAAACTATTGCTTGGAACGGTCAAGGTTGGGTTGCTATTGATGCTTGTTGTTCACCCGATGATAAATGGGAAAATGGAACAGCTCCGGACGACGTGGATCCACCACCAGTTGATCCACCTGTTGCTTGCGTGTTGAACATAACACAATTAAGTCCTCAGTCGTTCTATAATGTCTGGACTACTACAACACCGTCATTGGCGCCACCATTGGTTCCGTCAACGGGCAGCTTCTTTGCGCGATTCAAAGCATCAACAAAAAGCCAACAGTATGTGCCGCTAACCAAACTGTCAGGCAATGCCAAGCTATATCAAAGTGACGGACTGTTAGTTGAAACGCTAAGTGCTGGTAATTGTATTGTTGACAATGATGTAATTGAATTTCCTTTTGCTAATAGAGTATTGGGGCGTGACTATTATATTCTACTTGATGCTGAGATGTTTGAATATTGCGGTTGTAAAAACGCAGCAATTACTTCGCCCTCGGCTTGGTCATTTACCACTTCTCCATATGTTGTAGAAGAGCTTGTTATGACAGGTAGCAGCATTGATGAGTATATTCCTCCAAGTCTACCAACCTTTGGCGATCTAGTTGTGGCCAGTGTGGGACCAAGCGGAACAGAGTGTGTGGGTTCGCAGACTATTAGTGTAACGATGAACGAAGACATTGCTGTTACTAACCCCAACGAAACTGTTGAGATTATAGAGTCAACTACTGCTAAGACTGTGGGTGTGCTAACTCTAGGAAGTGCAACTATTAGCGGAGCAACATTAAGCTGGACAGGTTTTACAACTCCGTTATATGAAACAACTTACTCGGCTGTATTACCAGTTGATTGTCTAACAACTATTCGTGCTGATCAAACATTTACTGATCCGGATTCGTGTGGAGGTAGCTACGAACTAACACCTCCACAAGCTACCAACGACGGTGCTGTTTGGCAGTTTAAGACTCCCAAAGAGTTTGCTCTAATAAGCTACAGCTTAAACAGCAGTCCTTTTGATGATTTTGATAACACTAAGGTCAACGTGCGATCAAACTTAATTCTAAACTTCAACAAGGTCATTGAAATAAACCCTTCAAACAGCTTCATATACTTGTTTGATGAAAGTGATACACTGATTCAAACGTTTGACTTGAACGCAACGTTCGCCGATGATCAAATCAACACAATATTTAGAATTGGTGGCAGTTATATTATGTTAAACCCAACCAGTATATTTGAACAGGGCAAAACTTACTACATAAATACGAGCACTGATGCCATAAGTGATGCGATATGCGGCGAATTTCTTCCAGTTATTAACAGCAAAACACGCATATCGTGGACCACGGACCAGGTAAAAGTAAGCCCAACAGAAAGTAATGTATTTGATATGCAAGATGGCACCCTTGTATTACCGTTTGAAAGAGATGTAGTTCCCGGTCCGGGCGAGATAGAGGTTGTGGACGACTTGGGTAACGTGCTGGCAATCATTCCCAGCAACCATCCCGCAATTAATTACAACTAGGATATAGATTTATGGCAATAGTAGATTTTCAGATATTTTATATAATTGGCGAGGCGTCGCCGGACGGTCCACCAGGTGCGACACTAGAGTGTAACTCCACAGTATTCTATAGATCATCCATTATAGACATTTATACAGGACAGTGGCAATTTGACTGGGCCAATGATGGGATCCCATATGGAATAATGCTTGAAGTAATCCCATACGTAACAAGGGATGGGTCTGCTGAATTTAATAATCCCATAACCACAAGCACAGCACCAAGTAAGACAACTGATACTACAGCTGACTTCAATTCAACATTCAAACTTATAGACGGTGCGCAAGCATTTCTTGACGGCCTAGGTGCTACATTAAATGCCACTGCTAACGTTACTAGAGATTTTGAAGTAGACCTCTTTGTGAACACGTATGTCAACGCAGTGTTCGTTAATCTCGTAAGTAGTCTCGATATGTTTGCGCGTGGTGATAAGAACGTGGTTGAATTTGAATCTAATCCCAATGTAACTTCTAGTCTATATGCGAAGGTTGGTAAGCTGACCGGGTTTGGTGGCGCAAGTGTTCCCATAACTCCGTCAGTAGTCACATCAACCATTAGAACTAGTGTGCATTTAGATGCTATTCCTTCATATCCTGCTACTATTGATTTGGCAGCACTGGGATTAAGCATACCTGAAGGAACCAATGTAACATTCAACATTGGCAGAGGCTTTGTTAGAGATAAGACGCCGAACCAACAACCCATACCGGCATTTCCTAGTTGGCTATCATTTAGAACAGCCAAAGAAGGCATTGTCCCAATTGCTGCTGAATTTGATGTTACTTCGTCGGTGGGTGGCATATATCCAATTGCCCTAGATAACATCGCATCAAACTTTAGCTTGCTTGCGGAACCATACAGAGTTCGTCCGTTTATATCATTACAGGTTCTACAGTCTGATGTAACAACGTTTGCCAATATAATAACGGATGTGTTTGCTGTTATACCCGTAACCACAACTATTGAGTCGGATGTTAATATCACAACGGACATAGAAGCTACGTTTGTTTCGTCACCGGACTTAACTGTTTATTCGACAGTTGGTAGTATTACTAACTTTGCATCTGATATTGTCTCAACGTTACAGATATCACCCATTGAGAACTGGAGATATAGGCACGGCACGTCGGATATAACTGTTAATAGTCAAGTTATTACTGACGCAGAAAGGTTTCTGGGACTTATTGAAGATCTAATTATAGAAAGCCAAGTTAGCACTGCTCCTAACTATACATCAGACATTACAAGTGATCTAGATATATCTGGACAACTTGAAGCATCACCGCAAGCCTTGTTTACTACAGGAACAGATATTGTTACAGAGACGTCTGTGTCAGCAGTGATTAGTGTAATAAGGTCAGCTAATTCGTCATTAACTACGGAATTTACCTTAGAACAGCTTGACTCAACCATTATGGTCTGGGACACCTTGAATACTACAGGTGATACAGCTGAACTAATCATTAATAATGCGGTGGGAGTTGTTTCAATAAACTGGGGTGACGGACTAACTGATTATTATACTGGAAGTAATATCATATCGCATTCTTATACTACCCCTGGAATATACGAAGCAAGAATTGACGGTAACTTTGACGAACTTAGTAATACGTGGCAAGGCAGTGTTATCAATTCTCCTGTAACACTAAGACCTGCGTTAGTTAAGTTAAAGGCTTGGGGACACCACGGTGCAACTTCATTACGCGGAGCGTTAAGTGGTAGTATTAACCTAACGGAAGTAGATAACTTGATAACAACTAGCGTAACTGATATTAGCGGACTTTTTGTTAAATCGTTTGGCTTTGACCAGGATATCAGTGCTTGGGACGTATCCAGTGTAACTAATATGAGTTATATGTTTGAAAGCACAGACTTTAACCAACCACTAGCCACTTGGGACGTATCAAGTGTAACTGATATGAGTGGAATGTTTGGCGGATCTAAATACAACCAACCGTTAGACTCTTGGGACATATCAAGTGTAACTGATATGAGTGGAATGTTTAGGGTTGCTGACTTTAACCAACCACTATTAAACTGGGACGTATCAAGTGTAACTGATATGAGTTATATGTTTAGTTCAGCGCAGTATAATAAAATAACAATTTGGTCTACTCCTAGCTTAATTACCACAAGTCATATGTTTGATAACTCTAGAGAGTTCAATAGTAATATATCGTTGTCGTCTAGCACTAACCTAACTGACACAAGCTATATGTTTTTCTATGCTGAAAAGGTTAACTCAGGTTTAAATATTGACACAAGTAACGTAACTAATATGAAAGGAATGTTTGAACAAGCTAAGGTGTTTGAGGCTAGCCTCAGCGGGTTTAATACTTCAAGTGTTACTGATATGAGTGATATGTTTAGGAATGCTTTATTCTTTAATGGCGCGGGCCTAAACAACTGGGTAACTACAAACGTAACCGATATGAGTTATATGTTTGATGGAAGCTCAATGAATACCAATATTGATTCTTGGGACGTATCCAGTGTAACTGATATGAGTAGAATGTTTGGCTGGTGTCCTTTCTTTAACCAACCATTAGCCTCTTGGGACGTATCCAGTGTAACTAATATGATCAGTATGTTTTTGTATGCTGAAAATTTTAACCAACCATTAGCCTCTTGGGACGTATCCAGTGTAACTAATATGCTCAGTATGTTTCAACAAGCAACTTCTTTCAACCAAGACTTAAACAGTTGGGATACTTCAAACGTAACCGATATGAGTGAAATGTTTGAGGACGCAACTTCGTTTAATGGAGATATATTCAGTTGGGATACTTCAAACGTGACTAGTATGAGTCATATGTTTAGTGATGCAGAATCGTTTAATGGGTATATGAATAACTGGGACGTATCCAGTGTAACAGTTACAATGGGAATGTTCTCCGGAGCAACTTCTTTTAACCAAGACATGAATAACTGGAATACTAGCAGCTTCCGACAAGTTAACAGGATGTTTAAAGATACTACATCATTCAACGGCAATATTACAAACTGGGACACAACAGCAATATCTAACGAAACAGATATGAACGAAATGTTCTATAACGCCACAGCGTTTAATCAAGACTTGAGTGGGTGGTGTATGTCAGATCGTGTTCCATTTAAGCCTTATAGATTTGACACAGGAGCCACAGCATGGGTATTGCCAAGACCGGAATTCGGAGTCTTGTGTTAAACACACTCTTTCAATCACAATAAATCACGTTTGAAAGATAAATAAAGATACAGTAAACTGTATATTAAACCTTAAGGAGACATTATATGTCAAGTGCATCAGATTATTTAGAAGACAAAGTCCTAGACCACACGTTGGGCAACGCAGTATACTCACAACCTGCAACATTATATCTTGGACTGTGGACAGCAGACAACGGACTTGAAGCGGGCACTCTTACTGGCGAAGTAAGTGGTGGTTCATATGCGCGCGAAACTGTTACTTTTGGTAATAGCGCAAGTGGCACAGCAGCAACTGACGCAACGGTTACTTTCACAACTGCAACTGCCAATTGGGGAACTATTACTCACGTGGCAGTTATGGATGCGGCAACAGCTGGTAACGTATTGTATCACGGTAACGTATCAAGTGCCAAGCTAATTGAAAGTGCTGACACTTTCCAAGTAAGTGCTGGTAACCTAACTGTTTCAATGAACTAAGATAGAAGCAAGCTAGCACAGGGGTTGGGTCGAGGCCCGCCCTTTTTTTAAGGAGTTAATATGTCAAGACCAGTAACGGTTACTTTAATAAAACCCGTCGATTCGTTTTTTCAAAATAGCGCCAGCAATAACAGCGCCCCCTTTGGTGACTTTGAATACAACGCGGGTAATAGCTGTTATGTAGTGGCAGACAGTTCTCCCGGATTCAACTTTGGCACGGGCGACTTCACTGTTGAATGTTATATTCTAACATACGACAGCGGCGTTCTTTGGGACTTTCGTGACGGCACTGGCCAGAATCGTCTTAACCTTAGGCAATCAAACGACAACGGAACTAGGTATGAAATATACATTGGCGAAACATTAATTTTAACTTCTAGTGGCAAACGTAATGGACCAGGTATAGCAGTGGTTAGAAAAGACGGAGTAATCAGCTTATATGTTCGAGGTATACTGGATAACAGCGTGGCCAACACCACTGATCTAACAGCAGGACCTTTTACAGTGGCCGCAGACTATAATGGTGCCAACGTGGGCAACTATGGCGTCCAATTTGACGAAGTTAGAATTTCTAATGTGGCTCGTTATGACCAAAGCTATCCGTTGGCCATTAGTAGTTTTGTTGATGACGGTGATACTCAACTATTACTTGCAGCACAAGGTCCTGAATACAGTGAGGAGGTATATGATGATGCCAGATTTACTAATACGCGCAACGCAGTATCTACATCATTAGGAGGCAACTCTAATATCAGCACAGCTCAAAGCAAGTTTGGTGGTGCCAGCTTATACTTTAACAACGGCTTTCTAACTGTTTCCAGCTATGATCAAACATGGTCAGACAATGAGCTTACCATTGAAGGTTGGGTGCGCTTTCCTAAGGCTGTGAGTGATAACCCCAACGGATTTGTTATTTGGTTTACGGACAATCAAGGCAGCTACTTTGCGTTTAACAGCGTGCCCCTAGACGGTAACAGCGGCGGCTGTAGTCTAAACGCAATGGGAGCAAGGTCCAGGTTTGATTGGTATCCAAACGTGATTAATCAATGGTATCACGTGGCACTTACTCGCGATAGCAGCGACGACTTTCACTTGTTTGTTGATGGCGTTGAGAAAGCTGTGGGATATGGCACAGGTAACGCAAGTGGCACATTTATTCAAGACTCCGATATGCTTTGGGGTCGTTGGAGCGACGGTAGCGGTTATGCCGCAGCCGAATATTATATGGACGACATCAGACTGTCAAGCGTAAACAGATATTCTTCTAACTTTACAAGCCCAACCGCCGCCTTGGTTAATGACTATGATACAGCTTACTTGTTACACACCGACGGAGATAATAACAGCACTGTTATTAGTGACGACACCACTGCTCCCCCAAAGACATTAAGCGCACCAACAAGTCCTAACGCATCCAACATAACAGGAGTTAGTGCTACTCTTAACTGGAGTGAAGGTGTATGAGCTATAACATTGAACTAAGACAGCGTGGGGGTGGTAATGCTATTATCACAAAGTTAACAACTGCCACGGCTAATGTTGAAGTAAGCAACCTTGATCCATTGCGCACCTATGAGTTTCGCGTTCAACAAGTTGAGGGGCAAGAATACACTAACTGGAGTTCTTGGACTACATTTGAAACAACTGAAAGAGTCGTGGGATACAATGTCGACTATCGTCCAGTAAGCACTCCCGCTTCGCTTACCAGTCTTACTAATATAAACGCAACAAATGTTGATGTTGAAGACCTAGACCCCGCCACAGACTATGAGTTTCGTGTGCAGGCAGACAACGGTGATATAACTTCTGACTATACTACTTGGAATGAGTTTGCTACGGCTACTATTGGGCCAAGAACTGCAATAACAGTTACACGAGTCGGCACACCGACAATTACTACAGCGCAATCAAAGTTTGGGGGTGCTGGCCTAGATTTGCCAGGATCAAGCGATTATCTTTTATTGAACGATCCCGACGGTGTGTTTGACTTTGGCACAGCTAGAAACTTTACATATGAATTTTGGTATAAGATGAAAATCTTCGATAATTTCGGGAGAGAGTTTCTTTTATCTAGCAGATCAACAACTACTCCAAAACCTTGGTGGAGCTTAAATATAGACAACAGCACTGGCGAAATTCGTTGGATCCATTCGTCCCCCACTGCTAATGCCACAATAACATCTCCCTCTACCTTTAAGGATACTAATTGGCACCACATTGCAATTCAACGTGCGGGCAATACGCGCACTCTTTATGTGGACGGTGCCAATCAAGGAACAACATCTGTCACAGGTGAATTTAATAGTTCTTTTGATGATACTATTCTGCTTGGTGCAGAGAATAATAATTCGCCGCCGGCTTATATAGATGAATTTCGTGTGTCAAATACTGCTCGTTATACTGGCGACTTTACTCCACAAACTACCGCACACATACACGATACAACCACTATTGCATTGTTTCATATGGATGGGGCTAACGGGTCAACCACGTTTACTGACGATACTGGTGCCAAACAAGGACAAGCAGACCTAACTGTTACTTCAACGTTAACCGCAACAGTTGATCGTGTTAGAGGAACTAACCTAGACCTAACCACCACTGCTACTTTAAATGCAAGTGTGGGCAAGATAGTTCAAGCCAACATTGTAATGAGCGCGGCATTTGCCCCAACCATAACTGTTAACGCAACTAAGACTGGCGATGTGTTGATGGTTGTTAGTTCAACAATGGCCGCACAAGCTGCTCGTATTAGAACAGTTGATGTGTCTCTGTTGAACATTGTAAACTTGAATATCCAAGCTGCTAAAACAGTTGATGTTGCTTCCAACCTGAATAGTTCATTCGACATATCTGCTACACCCGCACGCCTTCGTTCAACGCAGCTAGACATAAACGCAACCACAACCTTAGACGCAACCCCCCTAAGAAAGCGTGAATTCAACGCGGATCTAGCAGTGTCGTCCGTTCTTTCAGCCACGTCCAATGTGATCACTGACACCACAGCAACGCTGAACAGCAATGCCACCGTAACTGCCCAAGCAGGTCGTATTAGAAGCGGTGTCGCGCAGTTTAACAGTGTGTTCACACTTGACGCAAACGCCGAAGCTCTTAATGATATGCAGTCCGATATAGTTGTTAGGGCAACTATGCTGGCAAGTGCTGAGCGGTTTGTTGGGGTAACTGCCAATCTAGTTGTTGACGCAAGTTTAAATGCCACGCCAAACTATACTGTTAACGCATACGCTGACCTTACAGCGCAATTCGAAATAACTGCCACCGCCGGCGATCTTGTATTTGCACAGCCGTTTGATCTACAGGCAACCTTTGATCTAAGTGCGGAATATGGCCTGAATAAGCAAGCCTACTCGGAATTAACTGTTGGTTCAAGTATGAGCGCAACGCCCACAAGGATCAAAGAGGCCGAGGCACTATTAGAAGTAACCTCTAGTCTAACAGCAAGTGTGCTCAAGCTCAAAAGAAGCAGTGCGGATCTAACTGTTAGTGCCACGTTAAATGCGCAAGCACAGCGTCTAAGAGCAAGCACAGCCAGCCTTAACGCAACCTTTGGTATAACGGTAGCTGCTACCAAGTTATGGATCGCATCAGCCCACTTGGAAGTTAGTTCAACGCTAACAGCAACACCCAACGCACTGTATCAAAGCAGTGCCACACTGGTTGCGAATTCCAACCTAACAGCCAACGTTGGACGCTTAACTCAAGCAAGCGCAAACCTGGAAGTAACAGCCACAGTCGCCGCAAGTATAGGTCAAATAGTAGTGCTGCGGGTTGTATATACTATTCCAAGCGAACGTAGAACGCACACCATACACGCTGAAAAACGAAACTACACTATTATAGGAGCATAAAATGAACAGAAGCGGATTTAATCAAACAATCAATGGACTTGATATTGACAAGGATTTGCAAGCACAGCTTACATACACATTTGATTGGAGTGAATGGTTGGGGGAAGGCGATAGTATAATTTCAACGTCTTATGAAGTAAAAGCAAGACGCAACGATCCCACTCCTGTGGTTATTATAAGTGATGGTATGGCAGACAGTGGCACCGACACTTATGTGGAACTCAGTGGTGGCCAAGCAGACAAGACTTATATTGTTACTTCTAAAATAACAACCGCCAATGGACTTGTTGATCGCAGACACTTCAGACTAAATGTGGTCAACAGAAGTGCGTAATGTCATTCTACAGCGATAGAAGAACCCAAGAAAGGAGGGTCATTTTGGATCCCACCCCACTAGAGAAGACCAACTTGGAAGCGCACGTTGATCTATGTCAACAACGCTACTTGAATTTAGAAAACAGACTTAGTAAAATCGAAGACAAAGTAAGTCGTGTGCACAACGACATAATTGAAGGTAATAAGAGTATGACCAAAGTAATGATAGGAGTTGCTGGAACAGTTGTAGCAGGACTACTGTCCACCATTGTGGTAATTCTGATTGCGTTTATTTAGAAAAAGCCCTTGCACGGAGAAGTAACAAGGGCTTAGTATTTCATAGCGCATTAGGAACTGTAATGGCATTAACAATGTTTTTGCGCTACACAACTATTTATCCTCGTTTATTTCGTCTTGTTTAAAAATGGCACGCCATTGCCCCCGTGTTAGATTATATTCGCCCGTAAGTGGATTCTCATACTTCAAACAACCTCGACAGTTATTCATCCAAGCTGCTTGGGTGGGTGCCCATTCGTGAACAACCACGCGAGTATCATCCAATGTCTTACCACAACGTTCACAAGGGTTTCCGTTTGGTTCTAACTTATACAACTCGGGTATGGCAGCAAGTTCGCCCGAAGTGGTTCTTCTATATATAATGCGCTGTTGAATGTCCGTGGGTATTTTCATTCAAATATTTAACGGGATAGTCATAAATATAGTTGTGAAGTGATTCTCATATCATTTTCAATACTTAGAGTGTATGTAAAGCCCTTGCTACTTCTCCAGTGTAAGGGCTTTTTTATGAGTAAAACCTCTGGGTAAAACACATCTCCGAATCCTCTAACAAGATACCCGAAAAAGAAGTCGCTCAAACTAATCAATTAGAAAGACACGAAGAGGATTCCTTTTGCTTTCTTATTGAAGATCATTGATATTGACATCGTGACATTGCTGGATCGTTTTTACTATAAGTGTCACACATTGACCAATAATTGAGGTGAAAGTAACACTTTTGAGGTCACACAATGGTGGGTATTTCAAATGTGTGACCTCAAAAGTGTTACTTTCACTCACTGCTTTTTTAAATTTCAAATGTGTGACGTCAAAAGTGTTACTTTCACTCGACAGTAACAAATCACAATGACGGACTCACACATTGAACAACCTGACAAATAATGGTTGACAAACTCACTTTTGAGTGTTATTATTAATAAACGGCTAAATACATTTAAGAAAAGGAGAAAGAGAATGGCAAACGAATATTACGATCTTCAAGACATTGAAGAGTTTATTAAAGTAACTTGGCCGCGTTCTTACAAGCGAGCAGAAACCGCAAAGAAGTTTTATGACGAAGTTGTTGCTGCTTTGGTCTTGGGGCAAACCAAGTCCACCAAAGAGCAACTAATGTTAGGACTTATCCCCATATCCAAGAGTAGACTAAGACGCAAAGTTCCAAGAACAACTAATGCGCATGGTGAAAAAGAATATATGTTGGACAAATTAATTATAGAATTTCCAATATATAAAGAAGAAAACAAAGGCAACAACGTCAAAGGAGAACAAACACTCGTGTCAACTAGAATCCCAATGGACATATTACTTGCGGGCAACAACGAAAAAGAAATAGTCCAAGAAGCATTTGCTGATATATTCGCTGCTAAGTTTGATTCACAGACAGAAGATGTAGACATTGACTTTGCTCCAATCAACATACAGAACTTAAAAAACTATATCAGCAATACAGAAACTACCATTAATAGTTTAAAAGCAAGAACACCAAATAGCAATAAAATTAAGACTTATCAACGCTATGTTACCAGCGCAACCATAATCCTTTACGGAGCGGAACACTTTAACGGTGAACTGCCAATGCGCGTAAGTGAAAGCGTGTTTGGTCGTCGCTATTATAAAGGACCTAATCTGCAAAGCTGTCCTAAAATAGTTAGAGAAGCTGCTCTTGGACCCGTTTGGGAAGTGGACATAAGCAACAGTGTATTCAACTGGAAGTATGCGCAACTACCTTTGGACACAAGAAATAAGATGAGTTACATAAGAGAATACTTGGAAAGCAGCGCAAGTAAAACACGTATTCGTAAGATGCTGGCTCGCGCTACTTTTGGCAATATTAAGAATTATAATGAAGATGCTAGCATCGACACTATCAAGAAGGTTATAACGTCAATTAGCTTTGGTGCGCAACCCAATACACTAGCACGTTATAGAGATGCTGCGGGTCAATGGCAAAGCAGCAGCATCAACGATATAATTCAGGATGCGGAGTGTCGCAATAATTTGATGACACATCCTTGGATGGCAAAGTTCCTCAGAGAACAACTTGCTATTAACGGCATACTTAAGAAGCAAGCAAAAGAGTTCTTCAAAGCTAATCCAACCCCACACGTATTAAATGAACACGGGAATTTTGATGCCAAGAAGGGTATTAGTATGTTATATCAGCAAGAGGAAAGAAAAATAGTTGAACTGTTGACACAAGAAGGCATTAGGCACAATCCCGCTCTTAAAAGAGTATTGTTGGTGCACGACGGCATATACTTTAATCATAAACCTGCATTGGCCGATATGCGTTGGGTATTACAACAGCATTGGCCCTGTGCTGATTTAGACGCGCACAAGATAGACAAGTGGGTTGCTAACTCGCACATTGACCACCAAGAACAGCATTATGCCGATATAGCCCGAGAAGAGCGCCAAGCAAACGATGGATATTATGCGGGCAGACCCAAGTTAACAGTTGTTAGATCACACGGCAATGATGATGCGGGTATGCGAGCAGCAAGTAGCGAGCCCAATTATGAAACAGCAGCATACGCGGATCCAAGTGCTCAAGAATATACTGACCACACATCAAACGCACCCGACTTCGTTAGTTCACTAACAGCAACTAAGCCACGTAATATACCCACAAACACCAACAGGATTAATAGCAATGATTGATATCGGAGCAGCTTTGGCAGACTGCCTGAGTGATAACAACCCCAAGAAGTTCTTTGCTTGTCCCAAGAACATCACGCTTTTGGAACTATACCTTGATTATCCTGCGTATGCTTGGAAACTAATTTTGGACGAGATACTTTATGATACAAGTGCGTCCGAAACAGCTTGGGATTTGAGTATTGGTCCAAACCGCAAAGAGATTCTTGACAACCGTGAACTAGTCGCAATCATTAAAGGTTATGGCACGCACAATCTGGATGGTTGCTATGAACATTGAAAAGAAAGAATGGCTGAGAGATCACTGGCCCGTGTTAGATCTTGTGAGCAACGCATTTGATATGCCCCCGTATATGATATATGATATGTGGGAAGACATCAACTACGAGGATAGTGCGGCTAGCATATACACTGTAAAGCGCCTTATGTGTGAATACAGCAGGCAGCACACAAGACGCAGAGACTTTGAACTACTACGGGCTAGCCTAGGGGGTTGTCCAGATTGGAACCCCCTAGAATATGAGTTGTTTCTTAACACCAAAGCGGAACTTAAACGCATTGATGCGCAATATGAGAAGCGCAACATAATACGCTAAATAATACAAAGGAAACGCTATTATGGAAAAGAAGAAACCCGGACCCAAAGGCGGTCCAAAGCTGGGCGAGAAGATTGTTCAAGGCTATGTGATTGGTCGAAACAAGGTAGTGGTGCCCGCGGAGGAAGTAGAACAGTTGGCCGCTTATGGAATGAAGACCACCGAAATAGCTGATTGGTTTGGCGTAAATGAACAAACAATGCGATATAATTTTAGCGATATACTGCTAAAAGGTCGAACGAAATTAAAGATGAGCCTGCGAGTTGCTATGTATAAGAATGCAATTGACAGCAACAACACCACAATGCAGATATGGTTAAGCAAGAACCACTTGGGTATGAGCGACACACCACTTGACGGTGACGCAAACACACCTCTACCTTGGAGTGAGAATGTGGACGATGATGTTGTTATTGATGAATACGATGAGGAAGAGAATGAAGAAGGTTAAGAGTATGACACTGTGTGATGTATGGTATTCAAAACAGAACGGGGTTGAAACTTGGACTGTGGAATATAAGGGTGACTACAACAACTTTGACACGTTTGAAGACGCAATGGATGTCGCCGATGAACTGTGTGGGTTGAACGCCATCAAGTGTGAAGTCAGTGAAGTAACCGCTGTATTAAGGCCCGTAAAACAAAACCATTGATAATCACCCCATTGTAGGACACATTTGCGCGTTTCTTATTAAGTATTAGAAAGGAGCGCAAATGAAATATGAAAAAGTAGAAGAACCAGTGTTTATAGTAAGCGTGGAACTCATCAACAGTCGACACGGTTATGAAGTTATAGAGGTCAAGTTCAAAGGTGTTAAGACCCAATCACACTATAAGACTTGGATTGACCCAAAGTTTAACAACTGGTGTAATTGGCAACACATCTTGGAAATAGCCAACAACAAAGGTGTGGTGCTGAGCAACATCAAGTATAAGGACAAGGAAAAGCGCACCATCAATGCCGACAGTGAACCCCGTATTGAATATGTGGTTACACCCAACGAACTTGCTGATGTGCTACAAAGCTATTGGGATAGTATGAGCACATATAAAAGGATATTCGGAAGTGATTGAAATGACCGCGCACCAACTGTTGGCAAGTATAGCGCATCCTGATATGCCCGAAGGCACTGCTATTATCGGGCAGAGATTGTGTTCTTATTGAGCAAGACCAAAAGATGTAGGCTCTAATGTCCCAGCGGGTTAACCAGGAAACACTATGACTTGGCACTATCTAAATCAAACGCAAATAGTAACAACTGTGCCCTCGGGTATGATTGGGTTTGTTTATCTAATACACGACCTGCCCAATGATATGTTATATGTGGGCAAGAAGCTGGCCATCACCACCAAGAAGATGCCACCCTTAAAAGGCAAGAAGAACAAGCGGCTGAGCAGGATTCAAACTGATTGGCAAGACTATTATGGTAGCAGTCAGCGGTTGAACGATATGATCAACGCATTTGGCCAGCATCAGTTCACTCGCACAATATTACATTGGTGTCCAAATAAGAATACCATGAGCTATTTGGAAGCAAGAGAACAGTTTGACCGCAATGTATTACACGATGCTAGATATTACAACGGTATTAT